AGTAGTGATGAGTGAGTTACGTTGTGATGGATGTAGCAAGGTCATAGTGATGGATGTAGAACAGCTCAACAACTTCGAGAGAGCGATACTAGCCAAGAAGAAGCAAGGGGAGAAGGTATACTGCGAGACATGTTGGTTGAACGTAAGGATATGCCCGTTCAGAAGTAACACAGACACAGACGTACCATGTATCAAGGGACGATGCGCTCTATGGTTGGGAAGACGTTGTGGACTGGTGGAGAAACCTATCGAGCTGGGTAGACTGAACGAGAGTAAGCCATACGTAGCATGGGACGCAGACACAAGGAGTATGGAGAGACAAGGTGGCGATGAACGCACTAGAGCCACGCTAATGCATGAGTAGGGTAAGGGGGTAGTCATGGCTAGCACTGAGAGTAGACTTGACAGTTTGGAACAAAAGATGGAGAGGGTAGAGAACAAGTTCGCCGTCTTGGAAGGACAGGAGTGGACGAAAGAGACGTGTGGTAGTTGCGACCACTGTTACACAAGCGGCGAGAACAAGGTGATTTGTGACAGAGACAGAGACAACGATTTTCTAGAGGTAAACCATTCAGCTTGTAAACAATGGAAGCATGAGCTTGCATAAGGCAAACATTGCCTAGGGCAAGTGAGGGGTGTGAGGGGGGTAGTCATGGGGAGCACACTTGGGGTAGAGGAAAGGCTTGAAGACCTGGAGTATCGAGTCGAAGAGTTAGAGACGCGACTAGGGAAGTTGATAGATGCGATTGTACGAGCAGTAATAGATGATAGCAAGCAGGCATAGAGAGCCGAGTGGGACAGGCAGGACGTAAGGGAAGTTAACTGCAAACCTCCCACCAATACCATACAAAAGGCACCACGTTTGTCTATGTCCTTTCGCAGACACCAACGTTGTCCACTTGCATCAGTGTTTATCCCCCCGGCCGCAGAAGTAGCCTTCCGTTAACCACAGTTAACTATTGTTAACGTTAGAGGTTGACACAATGGATACTATCGGACATTCTGAGGCTTCGGGCGCAGGAGCGGGAGAGTCGTGCTTGACGCAAGGGGACAAGGATAGAGTCTCATATAGGACCGAGGGGGTACCCATTGGAAAGAATTGGCAAGAACGGCGTATGCTCACCCCTCAACAGACCGCCTAACAAAGTCTTCCCCCCTCATAAAATTAGACGCCGAGCAAAGGACCTTCATGGTAGACAAACGCACAGTAGAACTCGCCAAAGTCCTCTTCTCCCAAGGTAAGAACAAGTCTCAGATCGCCCGTGAACTCAGTACCTCCGCTCGTACCATTGGCAGGTATCTTCAATATGACGACGACCCCGAATTTGCCGAAGAGCTGGCGGAGATACGAAAGGCCAACCAGAGCAAATATGTCACTGACGCATGGCGGATAGTTCACAAAGCCTTGGTGGTTGCCGAGGCAAGATTAGATGATCCCAAAACCTCGGCCAAAGACGCTACCACCGTCTCGGGCATTCTCGTGGACAAGATTCACATGATGGAGACGACCGGGGGGCGGCAGGTCGAAGAGGATTTGGCTGTTACATTCATTTTAAGAGTTCCGGGAGTGATTGATGGAGATACCAGTAGACCTCTCGCCGAGCCAGGGGACCTTCCACGGCTCACCGGCGAAGTTCCGGGCGATGATAGGGGGGAGGGGTTCGGGGAAGACGTTCTCGCTCTGCCTGGAGGCGATCAGAACCTCTCTTGAGAACCCCGGAACGCAGGGGGCTATAGTCGCCTCGACTTTTCGTTCTATTGACGACTTCATCCTTCCAACCATCACGGAGGAACTCTGGGCCGCTATGGGGGTCGAGAACGGCTGGGACCGCTTTATTGAGAATTTCAACAAAATCACGAAGATTGCGACATTCAAACCCGAGTACGGTGGGTCCAGGATTTACTTTCGTTCAGCCGACGACCCCAAAGAACTCCGAGGTATGAATTTAGGCTGGTTTGCGATAGACGAAGCCTGCAAGTTAAACAAACTTGATACCTGGCGGATTCTTCTCGGGACCCTAAGGCACAAGAAAGGCCCGTGGAGGGCATGGCTTTCTACAACTCCCAGGGGATTTGACTGGGTATGGGAGATATTCGCCCGCAAGAAACGAAATGATTACGAGTGGGTCCGGTGTTCGACTGAAGAGAACATACACAACCCGCCCGGTTACGCTGAATCTTTAAAGGATTCCTATAAAGGCAAATTCTTACGCCAGGAAGTCTTCGGGGAGTTCGTGGCCTACGAAGGCATGGTCTATCCGATGGTCTCACAGGAGACCCACCATTTACCGGCTCCTATGCCGATGTCCGAAGGCACGCGGGAAAACCTCCCAAGTTACAAGTACGGTTTAAGCGGTGTGGACTGGGGATGGACCGACCCCACGGTGATCCTGGTCGGAGCGGTCGGGGCGGACGGATTCATTCATTTAGTCGATGAGTTCTATCAGTCCAAGGCCCCCAAGGAAAAGATAAACGATACCGCTGTCGGATTCAGGGACAAATGGGGGGTCCTGACATATTGGTGCGACCCGTCCAGACCGGACTCGATATACGACCTTAAGACTGTTGGTCTTGACGCTAGAAGAGCTAAGAACGAGCTCGATTACGGGATAGCCGAAGTCTACAACCGTCTAGATAGTGGTTTGATAAAAATAGATTACAACCGTTGCCCCCATACAGTTGAAGAGTTTGGGATGTACCGATATGACGAAGACGACTCGGGGGCGATTCTGAAAACCACTCCGATAGATATGGACAATCACGCGATGGACGCATTGAGATATTTAGTCTACTCACACCGCAAACGGACTTCTCGTCAATCAACCATGAGGAGCGCATATAGATGAGCCGCAAAGATACGCATCGAGATAATATTCCGCCGACAGAACAGATACCTGATTATGTTCTCCAAAATATAATCAATTCTGTTTACCCGCCGATGGAACTGACGTTCTTGAACGAACAAGCGTTGGCGCGAATCCAGAACACGAATTATTATTATAACTTTTACGATCTCGAGGGGCAGTACTGGACACCCCCGTCCAAATTGACCTATAAGCCATCAGTGATGCCGGTCAACCTTGCGAGAAAATTAGTCCGCACTCGTGCCGCGTGGCTTTTTGAAAACGCTCCTGATTCTGAAGCTCCTCCTATTCAAATAGACCCACCCGACGTCATGGCGAAAGCCGATTATGTTAAATCATCCGGTCAGGTCGAAGCCGACAATCGGGCCAGAGCAAAAGAGGACATTCTTCACTCGATCACATCCGCGAACCGTTTAGATGAGAAACTTCTCGAGGCGGGGAGGGACCAATTAATAGGCGGGACGGTGGCATTGAGAATCCACCACGACCCCGCAAGGGGTATAAAGATTCTGTTCAAGCCGGTTCAAGAGGTCTTTCCGGTCCCTGACCCCGAAGACCCGGACACTCTCTTGAAAGTTCATTTCTGCTCATTCTGGGACAATGACAAGACAATCTGGAAGCAGACCTGGGAGATGGTCAAGGGTCAGTGTTATCTGACCGAGGGTCTTTATAATGCCCGATTAGACCCCCAGAAAATGAAGTATGTGGGAGAACCGACTTATCTGGATTTCATCCCGGTTGTCTTAATACCGAACGATAAAGTGGCCGGTAACATATTTGGTACATCGATGCTGAAAGATTTAATCCCCCTCTTCGAGCAGAACTCAAGGTTGATGTCTGACGCTTCCGATGCTTTGAGATTTAATATGTTCGCCATCACGGTCATGCTCAACGCCGCACCGGATTCCGAAAAGAAAGTACGAGTCGAGCCTCACGCGATCTGGAACATACAGGGCGACGAAAACGTAGACGTTAAGAAACTGGAAGCCGCCTTCCAGTATTCCAATGCCCTGAATGAATTTCTGCAGAGACTTGATAATTGTATCCATTTAATCGCCGATGTACCCTCAGTCACCCCAGACGATATAAAGGGGTTCGGGCTCGTGAGTGGCGTCGCACTTAAACTCCTGTACAGCGATTTAGTAAGTGCCACAACGCAATCGTGGAGAGTGTGGAAGTCAAGATTGGTGCAGATGAACGAGTATATTTTCAGGATGTTAAAGGCTTACGAAGGGCATAAGAATTTCTACTACAAGAGTTTGGATTTGAGTGTTATTGATAGTTACACCACTCGAATCATCCCCCATCTGCCCCTTCCCGAAAACGAGATGGAGAAGGTCAACATCGAAGTCACCAAATTGGCTTCCAGTCTCCAGTCGGTACGCGGGGCTCTGTACGAAATCGGGGAAAAGAATCCCGAAAGAAAAATCGCTGAGATTATAGGGGACCGCGATAAATTAGTCGGCGGCGGCGGGAACTTCGGGGTCCAGTTAGACCAGGCAGAAAAGAAAATCATAGGAGGTTTGTGATGCCGTATAGCGGAGAGTCATCTTGTCGAATCCGTGAACCCGGCACGTTCGAGGCTAATTCTTTTCGCAGGATGAAGAACGGAAAACTGAGCATAATCATCGGGCGGCTCAAGGGTAAGTCATCCACCACCACGCAGGCATACCGCTACCCCACAAGTGATTGGACCGTGGAAGAAGCGCGGGCTCACTGTGAAAAGGCCGGTGGGCGTTTCGAGGCCGCAAGTGGATGACATACAAAGAGTGGCAGAAGAGTTATAAGTTAAAACAGATTCGGCTTCTGAAGAACAATGAAAAAGTCTTTGGAAGTCATTTAAAAAACCTTCGCGGGAAAATCGACGTCCCCGAAGAGATTAACTTAGCCTTCACTGGCAAACTCAGGAATTCTTTGAACGAGTATGCCACCGACTACGGGGAGTCTTTAAAAGACCAAATTCACAAGTCGGCGGCACTCAAAATTACGGGAGCGGCGATTCTCTCCGCGCCATTCATTGCGGCCATGAGAAAAGAAAATATCGTCAAGGCCGTGGAGAAGGGATTTGGGGGAATCCCCGACAAAATAGTAAAGAACGCTTTCATAGACAAACTTCCCAGCGGTTTGAGTCTCTCGGAGAGAATCTGGGACCTACGATACGAACAGGATATCGTAACTATTCTCAGGGGCGGTATGAACGCCGGACTTTCGGCGGAGCAACTTTCGCATCAGTTGGACGGGTTCATCCTCCCCGATAGAAATGTAGTCACTATGACACCCTACGGGCGGAGTCTGAATTTCGACTCCATGAGACTTGCTCGAACGGAAGTCATGGACGCGGCCCGCGCTTCCGACTTTCAGATGATGCGAGAGACCCCGTGGGTGACAGGGTTAACCTGGGAGGCTTTCGGGGCCAATCCCTGCGGGGAATGTTTGGGTTACGTAGGAAACGCCTACCAAAACGAATCCGACGCGCCCGATACGCATCCTCAATGCGAATGTACGCTTATCCCAGAAGTTATACCGATGGAGGATTGGATAGGCGGACTTGATAATTTCATGGCAG